TGTTCAATAAAATGATCCTGGACTTTCCCTTTCCCAAATATGGCGGCTTTATTTACGTATCATATTCAATTATATATCCATAAATATAGAAATCTTTCCCTCTAAAAGGTGCTTGATAGTTACTATAACAAGGCACATATGTAGTGTTTATAAAGGAAAGTGTAATAGAGTCTACCGATGTGCTACCAGTTCGACACCATGCAAAAGGTAATGATACATTATCACCAACTGTTTTATAGTCGGTGATGATATTGAAACTAATTCCCATAGGAATAATAATTTGATTGGCTTTTTTCACTAACGTAACGTTATTTAATGTCAACTTACACCAATGCTGACTATCGTTAAAGCCTAGAATCATGGTATGCGATGGGGAATATGCATCAAATATAGGACTCTGATAGCTTGAAATCTTATAATTTCGCAATGCAGAAATGTTAAGTTCAATGCCATCCCCCCAACTATCCACATATTCAAACGCATTAACAACCTCATCCCTCAGCTTTCTCACCCCACGCCAAAACGCGAGATTGGAAAACCTCTCTGGTAAATTCTTCATTGGTTCCAAATATTTCAATAAATCCATATATAATACCTCACTTTCTAATTAACCATTCTCAGCGATACAATAAATATATAAATCCCAAGCTGTTGCAATTGATGGATCTTCCGCATTTGGGACAGCCGCTAACGTGATGCTTTGTGGTATAATTGAAAGCTTTGCATTAGTTCCAGTTTCTGGAATTTGTAAACGTACGTCAGCTTGAACAGCAAAACATGGATATGTCCACTTATTATCAGATTTAACAATGATACTGTCTTTAGTTAAAAAAGGAATATAACTTGTCATGAGTTTGACTTCATCCACAGTGTATCCAAACTCTTGCGTTAATGTAAGATCAAAAAAACCATTAGTTGGATATAAACTATCACTCTTGAAAGTTGGTGCAACTTCATCTATTTGTTGGAGGGTTGGTTTGGAAGTCCACACGCTTTTTCGTACCGCAATGAATGGTAACTTTACAAGTGCAACAGGTTGACCTAAATAGCCTATTTGAATAGTACGCCTCGGTTTTGTCACCGTGTCATGCCATTTTAAATTGTTGGATAATGTCCAGTTTGATTTACTGTCACTGCTTGCGAAGTCAATAACATTTGTGCAAAACCAATCCCACCATGCACCCCAAACGGTCGCCCAGGCTGGATCGTTGTCGCTTAAATCAAGAATTGTCTGAGGTGGAATAATGTTAAGATTCTTCAACAAATCTTCCAACTTTTTCATTCTAGCTTCTAAAGCTGACATATCCGCTTGAATCTGAGTGATCGAGTTGTTAATGTTGGAAATTGACTGCTTAATATCTGTGATTTCATTTTCGATATTTGACACTCTATTTTCGATATTGTCTAAACGCTGATTGATATTTGTAATATCATTTTTAATATTTTGCAACTGCTCCTCAATATTAGTTACTCTAGTATCAAGCGCCTCATACTTCGCATACAAATCTTTCAAAGATTCTTCTACAATTTTTGCCCAAGCGTTAAATTCATCGTTAAATTTATTCAAAGCGTCAATAACGTCATTCAACTTTGCCCAAAGCGCACAAACTTTCTGTAAAAGCGACAAGCAATCATCAAAAAGTAACGGAATTGTGAATTGATGTTGCCAACAAAAGCCCAAATGCTCTTTATCTGGCGGATTGATAATTGGTATATTTGCCATATTTACACCTCACTTTCATAATTCTACTCACATTATAACACAAGTTCCGCTTTCGTCAATCACCTAAACAGCCCCAAGAAATTATGTTTCAGTTTATCGCAAATTTCTGACTCAAAGTCCCACACGGCACTTGTATAACTCTGTGCGTTAGTTGCCGCGTTGCCGCTTGAACCGTGGTGAGTTGTCCTATCATCAACATGATTTTTTGAAACATTAGTTAAATAGTTGTCGTCAAGCAAATCCGTTTGTCCTTGCGGTGTATCAAGAAACTTGTGCCAATCATCGGAAACATGCTCACTTACGTTATTTTCCGTCTCAAACATTTTCTCCGTGTTGTAAGCTTCAAACCGCGCTTTTAGCTTGATGTTTAGTTCGGGCATAATTCGCGCCATGTCGCCTCTCATATGCTCACGAAACAAAAAGTCCGTCTCGTATCCGATTTCCCATTCCAGAAAATGTCTTACGATCATATCGTTAATTGACTTTCTAAACTCCTCACTAAACAAAGGGTATTCATCAAGTCCGAACGCGGCAAAGTCGTAATTTTCAAACAAGCTTTTATTCGATTTACGATCATTCCCAACCTGCGCATTCTGCAAAATATCATAGACATGTAACGTATACGCCGCCCCCACATCATACCAATACTTGTCATTATCTACAAAGTTGGTATCAATCATTGGAATTGTCATTATCCTCACCCTCACTTTCTTGAGATTCTAAACCACGGTTCTTAACTTCCTTCACTGTCTCTCTGTTGGTGTCCATAACAGAGAATTGGTCAAGAAGTCCAACATCACCAATATTGGAATCGTTAAACGTTGCCGTAACATTCAACCCGAATTTCTTGTTGCATTGGTCACAGAAATTTTGACGCGCCTGTTCATAAGAATTTCTTAATACCATAAGTGTGGGTGCGTCTTGCATAACTTCAAGGCTTGATACTTGCGCAACTTTTGACTGTGTTCTTCCGTTAACACCTAGCATAAACATAAAATCCGACATTAGCATAGACTTTAACTGCTCCACATTTCCCGCAACAAAAGGCGCGGGTGTCTGGTAAACAATTTGGCGTATATCATCGTATTGACTTTTTAGCGGGGACATATCCCTAGTATAAACAACAGGCTTATGACCCGCGATTTCCTCATACATATTGGCAAACGTTAGTTCTTGACCATCTGGAGCATTTAAGATGGCGGGTGTGTTTTGTGCTTTAAGGTTTACGTTTATACACCTGTCGCATTCGTAAAGCAACGCGGCATAGTGACGACACAGACCATCAATAGAAACAATGTCGTAGTCTGTAAATGGTGATAAGCTAGCCGTTAAAGTAGCCACTTCGCTCAAATCTCTACTGACAGTGCTAACAAACGTTCTGCATTGATACTTTGTCGCGCCGCCATACCACGTCTTAGTACTTGACGTTGTGCAATCTCCGACAACATAAAAACCATCTTCTTTCCAGAGTCCCCCAAGCTTACCTAATACAAAATTCTCATTTAAAATGTTGTTGGCATGTCTGTAAACGTCATCGTCGTCAAACGGCAGTCCCTCAAAAGTCCACGCATCAACAGCAATCCTACGCAAAAATGTATAATACAGACCGATAGTTAAAAGATTTTCTGTCTGTGTATTCTGATTTTTTATATTTCTTTTCGCCATTTTCAACACCTCACTTTCTACATGGAATGTGGTAAATTTATCCCTCACCCTCACCCCACACCCCTCAGCCCTCAACCTTCCACCTACATTTTACCAGATTGACCGTGATTGTCAATGATCAATTTTCAACGGCAAAACGTTCGCAAAGTATTTTAAAGACCAATACGGACAAAACGTATTTCTAGCATCAATTCCCCCGATTGGCGGCGGTGGTGTTGTTGGTTGTACAACTTCAGTTGTGCCGCTACCAGATGCACTTCCCGCGTCACTTCCCGCGGGATTGACGGGGGCGTGTGAGGTTGAGTCTGAAATTGTGCCCTCGCCTATTTGGATAACGCCTGTTTGGGCTTGCATGTCAGCAAAGACGCGGTTGTATTGTGTTGTTGTCCAGCGGTTGCCGTCATAGTAGCCTGTTTTTGCATTTTGTCGCGCCATGACTAATTTTATCCAATCGCTTTCTGTCTCTTTTCCAGTTGTCCCCACAAATATATCTTTTACAGCGTCCCAATGCCCACTATCACGAATTGATATACTTGCGGCTGTACCGACAGCATAAGCACCAATGTTAGATACATCGTAGCCAAGATGTTTCTGTATGTTTGTTCTTATTAACTGGTAGTAGTCGTTAAACATCGCCCAGTTTTGCATTTTTGAAAATTCTGCCAAGTGATTATTTGTGTAGTCAATGAAAAGCTGTTTCAGTCCCTCGTTATTGATAAGTGCGGGATTTTTGACACCCAAATCAATGTACGGCTGGAAGCCGCTAAAAAGGTTCGGGTATTGTTGCACGCAAAATTGCATAAAAGGAACAAGTCCGTATTCATAGTCAAACTGATAGCGCCCATACGCTTGACCACCGTCACCGTTAATATACCAACCACTATTGTCAGTATATTCCTTTCCAGACTCGAAGTATTGCCAATTTATCCACATTCGCGCGCCAACTTGTTCGTTTTCTTTATTTTCTTCGGGAACTGGTTGTGTTGACTCTGAATTTTGCACAACTATTGCTGTATGTCCAGGCATATGCAAAATGTCACCTACTTGCAAGTTGTCACCTGTTGTCAGATATTTACTGTCATATAATATGTCAAACAGCTCTGTATTTTTTAATTCGCCAAGTTCGCTATATGTGTTCATGCTTGTGCTCACTTTGATATTGAGACAGTTTAATACACATGCTACTAGAGCACTGCAATCAGTTGCGCACGGAGTAGTAACGTTTTTCGGTTTCCACCCAACTTTTCTGCATTCATTTGTGAAAGTCTCCCGTCTGTCTTGATTATATCCAACGTTTTGATTATCACACGACTCTATCATAAGTGTTGCAATTCCTCTTGCAACGTCTGGACGGTTGCGAATACGTGCTATCCAATCCCAGCGCCTACCGTCCCCTGTTTGAGGAAACCAACCTGTTACGCGGACTTCAAGCCCGTTTTGATCTCCGTCTTTACCGCCCCTAAGATTGCCGTTTTCATCTTTTGATGCTTCGCCAATATAAGTTGCCATTTAACCGCCCTCACTTTCTGGAAAATGATTTTCTAAGATTTTATCAGTGTGTTTATAGTTTCCGATACCGTGCCAAAACCACACACCACTATCAAGCCTGTTTGCCATGTACGCGATTGCGTTTTGTGGTGCGTTTTCCGCGGTAATGATTGCTCCGCTTGTGTGAACGTAGTTTACAATTGGCAAAGAATCAATAACGATATCTGCTAAACTACCATTGTAATTATAGCCGTACATACAAAAATAATTGTTAAACTTTCTTATGTCTTGCAATGAAGGATAGTACCAGGCAACTGAAATCATAGGAAACAAAGCGTTATACATTGCAATAGTTCCTGTTGGATTTCCAATTGTAAGGTCTGATTCTTCAAATTTAGCACCCAAATTTTCCGCGAAAGTCTCAGCGGCTTGAAGCTCACCTTTAATGTCAAGTGAAAAAAGATTTCCGATTGACGCAACGCCAAAGTTTCCAAAGTCGCGCATGACTCCGCTGTTGTTTAACTGTGTAGTCGAAAGTTGTACGCTATCCCATGTGCTACTTGCAAGCGAATAGTCTCCGTTTGTGCCGTTTCCGTACTGCTGGGGTGTAATGACGATACCACCGAGTTGGGATTGATTAGCCGCCCACTTGAATTTAAATTTTTTGGCTAAAAGGGCGGATTCATCAAAATAGCGGAAGTCATACTCTTTCGCACTACCGCCACAATTTACAGTTAACTTATTGAATTGTGGGGAAGTGTACAACTTATTCCACAAAGGTTTTTCAACAAAGGACTGCACTAACTCAACCTCTCCTGTCCTGTTGTCGACTTTGTCCAGATTTTCTCCGCTAACCTCGGTGGCAAAAAACTTTGGTACGTGATAAGCTCCTATGATATCCTCTTGACGCCCGCACTTTGCATAGCGTTTAACCACTTCTAACGCTTGTGCTCTTGACAATTTGCTAGTGTTACTTTGGACTATGCCGCCGCATTCGCAAGGGTTGACGGAAACTAACGAGAAGAAATTATTGATTTGTCCATAATCACCCATTGCAAAATTTGCGATTGCCGCGTAGAAATCACTAGACCTGTTTTCATAGGTGTCTGTATTGTTGGCGGTCATCAAGTAAACAGAATCGTCATCATCTTTTGAAAAGCCGTATTCGGTTCGAGCAATTTCCCACCTGTCAACTTGTGTAGGTTCGGGATAGAAGTTCGCGAAAAGTCCGTCACTTGCGGGGTGTTGCCGCATGATAGGAGACGGATGGAATGTGAATTTATCAATATATGTAGCCCAATAATCAATAGATGTATTTACATATGTCAGTTTATTATTAACGTACTGATAGTCTATAATATACGCAAATTCAATTCTCGATTCATTTTGATAAGCCATATAATTATAGCGTCTTAACTCATCTGCACGGACTGGGCAACGAAAAGTCTGTCCTTGTCTTTCCCACGTTACATTATCGTAGCGTTTATAAGTAAGAACGCTGAGAAGTTCTTTCAAGAACCCCTCAGCGTTTCTTTCTTTAGGGATTAACAAATGTTTACCGCTGTCATCAAATGGTGAATCAAACAAGTATACAGTTGTCATATTATCCCCCCTTTATTATGCATTTTTACAAATTGCAACAGCATTTCCCCATGGTCTAATACCGTATGTCTGCCAAACATTTAAGTACTGATTCTGGTATAGTCCAGCGGCATTATAGAAGTCACCACTTGTACTCAGATTGTCACGATACTCGAATGTATTAACATCCGCAAGTACGGCAAGAATGTTTTGATCATCGGTAATTGTTTTCCAATACTTTGTAACAGGATCAACAGCGGAATCAAAATCAAGATAATTAAAGTCTGGGAATGGTGTCACACGCCCTACTAAGTCGGCTTTGCTCATGTTGAATGCTCCAGCGAGTGTCTCAACGTTACAGTTAACTAAAACGTCACTTCTTATAAACAGATAGAGTTTGTTGGATGGTGTCCATGTGATAGCGGGTGTCGCGTCTACAATTCCCTGTGCAGTTGCGTATGCTTGATAATTATTAAAGCTGCTTGACGCATGTGTGATATCAAGTGCAATTTTCTGAATTGTCTTGATGAAACCAACAGAAGAAGTGGCTGGGTCTGCTTCATCCCATGGAATTTCCTTCTTGATTACTACGTTATTTTTTACGGAAGTCTGAATCAACTTCTTGATAAGATTTTCTTCTTCGATCTCATTACCGCTGTAAAGACTTGTTACCATGCCCGTTACCATACTATCGAGCTGTTCCCATGAGGTGAAAGCACCTTCCATAAGTTCGCGTGGAATTGTAACAGGAAACTGTCGTCTTCTGTTCTGTCTAAAGTAGCACGTCTTAACGTCTGGTTTTGTCACCTGTAACAGCGTTGCTCCAAGAGAAATGTTATAATCACGTCCCATAGCTGGATTGACGTAGTTCATTTCCAGATCGGTTCCAAGTGGGAAACCTTCCTTTTTCAACATTTCATACTGATTGGTGTACATCTTTGATTCTACTGACTGAATGACAATTTTGTTTACAACATAATGTAAAAATTCATTCATAAATGGTGCATATTTGACAATTGGTGTCATAGCGTGACTAATGGAAGTTGCCACGGTAACTTCGCCCGTTGCGCGCATGTACTCATTTGAAGAATTTTTTCTTGCATCGTTAAAAAGGTTGACGCCGCGCTGTGCGCTTGTCAGCGGTTTTGTTGTTTTTGCCATAATTCATACCCCCCTTAAATATAATAACTTAAAATATCGTCTGTTGTGACTTCCTCTTTTTCGTCTTCGTCTTCATCCTTTGTTTTAGTGGACGGAGAAATGGAAGTTGTCACACGGTTGAACAGCTCTAAGTTCTGTTTGCTGAGTCGATCATTTTCCGTTTTCAGTGTTGCGTTTTCTGTTGCAATTGCTTTTTCTGCCTCATTTGAGGCTTTCGCCATATCTAAAACATCTACTACGATACGCCGCATTTCATCAACGGTCATACCGTCGGGAATGTTTAAAGTTGTCACCATCTTTTCAATATCAATCATGCTTTCGCCCCCTCATAGTTAATGTTTGCAAAGTGGAAACTGTGTTCCCATTCATATTCTGCAATTCTGCCTAATTCGATGGTATGCCCCTCTTTTGGCATATGCAGAAAGAAACCATAACCAATGTCAATTCCAACGTGTCTACCTTTACCGCCAAAAGATGAATATAAGCCGTTTCCTTCTGTACCTAAAAGTGGTGTTGTTTTTTCTGCTCCGTCATGATAGTGTCCAGTGCTGTAATTTTGCACACCTACGACAGCGGAAACGAAGCCGCTACAATCGTAGCCAATTTTACCGCGTGAAAAATCTTTATATGCTGCAAGCTCCTGTGTTGTGTATTTTGAAAAGTACGCGGGTTCGAGACTGATTAAAGTGTTCATCACATCATCTGTTAGCACCTGTCCTTTTGCACCATAAAAATAAGCGTATTCGTCACGATGGTAAAACATATACAACGCCTTTTTAATAACCTCATAATATGTCATGCTTTCACCTCATCTTCCAATTTTGTTTTGATTTCCGATATCATCTCTCTCAAAGAATTGATTGCATTTGTAAGCTCCTTTGTTTCCTCTTTATGTACATCTGTTTGATACTTAATGTAGTAACATAAGATTAACGTCATACAAATTGGAAAGCCTACACTTGTAATTATTTGTGTTACCGCGCTTGCATCCATCACAACACCTCACTTTCTAAAAAGGTGGGCGTGTCTCCACGCCCGCGCTGACAGTTTGCGCAACTACTCTGCTCTTCACAGTCTGTCTAGTAGTCCCTAACTATAGTTTAACATATATTTAATTTCTGTCAATAAGTACACGTTTGATCAAATCATTAAATTTCTCGCTTGCCGCTTTTGAGCTTGCACATATTTGTGAGGTACGTTTGTAGTATAACATCCACTCTATCAATTTGCGTGTTGTCGGTAAATATAGTTCATTTGTGAGTATATTGTTTTTTGATTTGTATTTACCGTCTACAATTACCATAGGACAACGTTGTTTTTCTGGAAATATTACTGTTATTCCAAAGTCTGCTATATATACACGGTTGGTTTTTACTGTTAACTCCGCGTACCACTTCCATGATAAATGATTATAAATTTCTGGATAGACTTCCTCTTGCCAAGCTCCGTTTATAGTCATGTCGTTTGTTTGGGACTCATAAACGGCAAGATGTTTTGATACGTGTGCTTTTTTGGGTGGTTCGGTATACAGAACGCAAATTTTCAGTGTATCGCCGTCCTCGAGCTTGCGGTTGAAAATGTAAACTTTTCCCTGTTCTAGTTTACGTGCGTCAATGTTGTAATAATCAAACAGGGGGCTTTTCGGGTTGATGCTGTTTGCACATGCTACAATTTTTACGTCTTTACGTCGTCTAACTATGGTTGATATTTGCTGACTATAGCCTTTTAAAAATTCGTTTCTTGACAGCGGTATTATTGTAGTAGTGTCGTCGTCCTCGATAAATTCGTCTAAAAATATAGTTTTTACTGAATCGTAGCCGTTACCTTTGTATTTCATCCATGAGGCAATTGATGAGCTATAGCCGCACGGTGAGTATATCCATTTGTTATTACGCCCCAACTCTTGTTTTCGATAAACACCACTATAATAATTTAGGTTTGCTTCTTCTTTCCAGAGTGTTTTTTCAACATACGGCTTGATGTTTGCGACAGCTCCCCACGCTCTACCACGGATAAGATAATCTTCGCGTGTACGCATGTAAACGAATTGTGCTCCTGTTTTGTCGTAGTCGTCAAATAAGCCCTTGAAAACTGAATATGTTTTACCCGCCGATCGCTCACCAAAAACAATATAAACGTCTGCATTTAAAGTATAGAGCGATGGAATATTTATATAGGTTTCGTCACCTACCGTTATATATAAATTCTCTATTTCCATATAATATTATTCTCCTATCTTTTCTAAAATTATTGGTGATAAGTGTCTAGTTTTTACAGTAAACTTTTCTAAACGCTTATTTATGTCTATATCAGTATTTTCTTTCTTTCCCTCTTTTGTTATTATTGTCGGTTTGATGCTATAAACGTCTATTCCAATCAGAGCGCCATATTCGGGCGAGATTGATAAAGTGTATGTAGTATCCTCTATCCATGTGCCGCCATTATCATAAGTTGGGATTGTGTTTGTTGTTGGGTGTGATATTGTACGTCCAGATACATCTTTGTCGAAAGTTGTAAAAATTTCAAAATCTTCGATGGATGTAAGATAATTTACGGCTTTCTTCGAGAGTCCCGACACGGTCATATACAATGTACCATCCTGTTCTTGATATATATATTTCTTCGCTCCGAAAGTTTTAAATTTCAACCATGAGCCTTTCTTTTTCGTTTCCCAGTCAAAAATTCCCAAGTCTGGTAAAGTGTAGTCAAGTCCATATCTCTTGATAGCAAGCTCAACTTTATATTTTGCATATTCGTTATAACCATTTATTACTTCCAAACATTCTTCTCGATTGATAATTTTCGCGCTGTCTGTATCACAGTAGAGCACATTTCTATCAATTTTTGACACTATGTCATGCATCAAATGATAGCGTGTCCATGCGGGTATAAAAACGCCAATTTGGTATGGCAAAAAACTTCTAAACGATTTATAAAATTTTTCAAGCTGTGCGGAAATTTCTTCTTTGTTTGTTATTGCACAATGATCTAAACTCCATTCTGTACCATCAAGCGTTACAACGTCGTGAATAGGATCTTGAACAAACATACCATAAAAGCTGTTTACACGGTTTTTGGCTTTCCCATAGTTTAATTCTTCACCATCGACGCCTTTCAAACTTTGTTTTTTGTTGTAGTACTTTAACATAGTTGAAACTATTCCAGACGGCAAATAGTCAGCTCTACAATAGTAGCATTCATCGACACGTATAGCATCAATCTTATACATACGCAAGATAATTGCAAGGTCAAGGCTAGTACATGTTGTTTTTATCATGTCAGCTTTATAGATTCTTCCGTTATCAAGTACGCTATCGCTTGATACTTCGCAATGCGAGGAGCTAAGAAAAGTCATTGTGCCTTTTGCGCGAACGTTCTTTGCTGTAATGGTACATATAAATAGATAGTTGTCTGTATTGATTAAACGTTTTAAGTCATAAATATTCGCATTTGGTAAACGCTTGAGAGGTGCAACAGGGAATTTTTCTGTTGCTATGGCAAAAGGATACGCACTACCAAAGTCGTAACTATCCACGTTTTCCATGATTTGCCCCGCATACATGTAGTTAGCGTGAGTGTAGCCGCCCATGAACGCTTTTCGACAAATCACATATCTGTCATAGTCAAGCGAAGTGTTACGAAACATTTTCATCCATTTGCTATCTTTTTTCATGATAGCGCGAAGCTCGTCACGTAAGAACCCAGTATTTGTGTAAGGAAATTCGTAAAACGGCTTATTTTCCTGTTCTTCTAGCTGATGGATTTTTGCCACCATGATTTCAACGTCACGGTATGTATAGCGCTCTTTGTCTTGCGGTAACGTTTCGCCTGGTTTTACGATATCTTTGTAGTTCATTTCAAGCTTTTCAAGTCCTACATCTTCACCACATGCCGCAAGTCCCTTATTAGTAAGCTTGTAACTACATCTGAATTCCAAAACATCGTCAATGATCAAATACAGCGGTTCGTGAGTGTCCATATAGAAGCCGCCTGTCATGGTGTGCCCCTCTAAGTTTCTGATTATTGCTTCCATTTCATAAGAGAGGTTGTGAACGTAAACGATAAGACGGTTTTCGCCTTGAGTTGAAAAGGTTCGATATTGGTTATGCAAGTAGTCATATAGATTTGACCATGAAGAACACGTTTTATAGTTATGGTCACTATCCATAATTGACCAATGCCATGTGTAGATTATGTCACAGTCTTCCGATATGTGTTCGTGAGTCGTTTCAATGTCAAAACAAAGAAACTTTTTACAATATGAAATTTTTTCTTTTCGTTTTGCCATTGTTTGCACCTCTCTTAAATGTCGTCAAAATCCTGGTCAAGAGATAGCCACTCTCCAGAACTACCCTCACGTTGCACATCTAAAAACCACGCATCGAGATCAACGTCTTCTGGATTCATGGTTGCTAGTCCGTCAAAGCCGCTACCCAGTGTATTTCCAGCCCAGTTAGCATAGGCGAGTAACTGTTCACTATCATACTGTTCACCTTCGTGCGCTGATTGCCAAGCGCCCATATATGTGGTCATTTTCTTCCAATCTTCAAAAGATAAGTTTTTTAGTTTTGGATGATTCTCTATCATTTTCTGGTATGCTTTATTTTGTAACTGTCTATACCCCGTGTAAGTTGATTGCTTTGCGTTTAATATCTCGATGGCAGTTGTAACTTTTTTCTGAATCGCTTGTAGGGATAAGCCTTGATACTTTATGTCAAATCCTTTATATCTATCATAGATAGGGTTGATTTCACCAGTGTAACGTTTACCACGTTCGCTAAAATATTCTCTAAGGGTTGCAAGTCTGGTTTGCGCTCTTTTGCCTAAAGTTCTCAACAAAAGAAGTGCCTCATCTTTTGTATAATGTTTCTTGAGCAAAACATACTTTCCATTGGACACGTCATATAAAATCCCTTTCGCGCGTTGGACTTCGCCAATGCGCTCTTTTTGTTTACTTGCCATACTCCTCCACCTCTCTTTCTGTAAAAGGCTCAATGTAGCCGCTTGCAATTGCACTTTGTATCATTTCATCTGCTGTCATATGATACAGCGGCGCGAATGTTTCAAGTGAGCTTCTAACTTCGCGGTAATACTTGAGTCTCAAAACAGGTGTTTTAATGTCGTCTAAAGCTCTCAAAACAATAGCATGTTGAAGTTGTAATAATTGACTTTCCAAATACATATTCATACCTCACTTTCATTTTTGTTCTTTTAGTTTATCATATAATTATGAACAAATATGAGATATTTTGTGAACAAATTGTTAACATTGTGTAATTATAAAAGGGACTGTTCCCAGTCCCTTATAGATGCAAAAAAACGAACAAATTGATTAAGTTTCCGTTCTATGTTTTGGATATCAACCGCACTGTTGATCGTTGCCGCGTTTAAAAGCTTCTTACCATGATCTTAAAGAACGTCTGATTTGACTTTCTTGACATGCCTGTTGTGCATTCAATGATAAAATCATGCCCATCTGCAATAGCGTCTGTTAATAAATCAGCGATTTTTTCAACTTCACGCTGCACACATGTTGCATAAATGCCAAAACCTTCTTCAGTCTCGATACATAAGTAATAGGTAACTTTGAAAGTATCTTCATCTGTGCCCATTACAATTCCTAAAAGCTTGCCAGATGGTTTAGCGTCTTTTGCAAGGGCGGTTGTCCCGTTAATTTTTACAAGCTTTACGCATTTTTCGTCACCAGATACAAGTTCAAATTTCTTCATAATTTAAAGTCTCCTTTTTTGTGTTATTTGTTTGAAGTGTAATGTTATATTAGTATGTAATATCAGCCGTTTATATTATAGTGTGTTGTGCTATAATTCTACGGCGGTAAACCAGATACATATGTGCCGTCATCTACGCAACTTATAGAAGTTGCGATAGTGGGTGTTTTTGCCATTGTTGAAAGTAAAAGTATAATACGTCTCATTATCTGTTTCCACTTTTTGAAGCTCACCACGTATTTGATTTGTATAGTAGCCCTCACATAGTAAAGTGGAGTCAAGGTCATAAAAAGCGATTCCACCATCTTCATCTGTCTCCTTTATGGTTGTGCGCTTGTCGACAAAGTTGATTCTTGTCGTTTTTGGAATGTTGATTTTTCTAATCGGTTTACTCATCGCTTCTCCTTGTTTGTTCAAAGATGGTATACTCTACAGCATAGTCTATTTGTTCGTCTGTCATAACTTCATTAAGATTTTCACCTTTTGCTTTCATGATAGCTAAACATGTGGCTAAACGGTCTGTGACTTCTTCAATATGCGGCTGTACACTTTCAAAATCTCCGTCGCAAATGTCTGAAACGATTATATGATTTAATTCACATAGATCAATAAGAACAGCATTTGCAGAGACTTGCTTCATCATCTTTTTAAGTCTGCCGCTTTTACACTCTCTTATACTCCGTCCGTCTTTTAAGCATCGCCCAGCTTCTTTAATCATTCTTTCCTTTGCTTGTTTCTGTTCGGCTTTCATTATTTCAATCCTCACTTTCTTTGCTTTGTGCTTGTGTTCTTATCTTTGTTACATGTATATAGTACCATAGTTTAATTTTTTGTCTACTGACATTTTTTAATTTCATGCGTAGATTTTATTGATCTTTTATAGTTCATAGTTTGTTAATATTTCTGACATG